GCGTTGACGATCATGGGGTCGGCGGTTCCGGGAGTGTTGAAGTCAACCTGGTAGGCCATGGTGCGCTCCTGTGGCGTTGTTCATTGTGGTGATGCCCGCCCCTTGAATAGAGGCGGGGTCCGTGTGGTTCGTCCCGGTGTTGGTCCGGGCTGTCGCAGCGTCAGGGTCCGATAGGAGGGGGGTGCCACTGTAGTGGCTGGCTGCGGTGGTCACTGGACCACGAACCGGTGTGTGGTGGCTGGTGCGGATCGGCGTCGGCGGGGGCGTCTCCCAACTCCCCGTCGCCGGCGCGTCACCGGACGAGTCACCACAACATCCCGAAAGGGCCCCGGTCGTGTCACCGCCAGATGTGCGGCCGGGGTGCGCGCATGACAATGCCCCCGTATCCTCACCGTCGCCGGTGAAGATCGGGGGCACGCTTGCGCTATGCACATCTTAGCATACGGTTGTGACAGCGGACAATACCTGCTGGTTCACCAGTATGGGTTAGCAAAGTCCTCAGCCCGCACCTCGATGGTGGAGGCCGCTTCAGTGACGCTGTCGATCATGCGGTCTGCTGTTGCCCGGGTGGGGATCCCCGTCTGCTCGGCGATGATCCGTCTCGGTCCCCCGTCGATACTGACGGTCACTGTCACTGTGTGTGATTCGACCTGCCTGGTCATGCGGTCTCCTTTCGTGTGGGCCAGTCGGTGCCGTCGCAGCGTTCGTACAGGGTGTGGTGCTCCGCCTGCCCGTGGACTAGGACGCGTTTCGTGGCGCCGGTGTCGCGGATCTTTTGCCGGTGCTTCCACTGGCGGACGGTCGCGGGCTGCACGCTGTACGCCTGGCAGATCTCCGTCTCGGTGAGGCGGGGCGGCAGGGCGCCGGTCGGCATGGGCGTCCGGGGTGTGAGGTTGGGGTACAGGCGGGCCCGGAGTTCTTCTTCGAGTCTTCCGAGTTCGGTGCCTGCTTCGTCGGCCCAGTCCTGGTCGAGGAGCACCAGCCGGTGGCGGGACAGGAAAGCCACCCACACGTTGAGGGGTTGGCCGGCTGGCAGTCCGGTGACGTGGGCGGTGTCTTGGAGGTTCTGGCACCAGCCTTGGATACGGGGGGCCACATCGGTGACGAGATAGTCCAGGTCGGGTGCGCGGCACGGGAGTTTGCTGCCGGTGGTTCCGCTGCGGACGCCGGTCTGGGACTGACGTGCAGCATGCAGGCTGTCTTCTTCGAGATCCTCGTGGAGCTTGGCGAGGTGGTCCGCGAGGCGCCGGAGCAGGATCCGGAGATCGTCTGGGGTCATTCGAATCCTGCCTTCCGATTGAGAAGTGCGGCCGCCTGGTTGAGGTCAGTGCTGCCGTCGATGACAGTGTTCTGGTAGTTGCCCCCGGGGTCTTCGGTGTACATGTCGCCGTCGGACTCGTACAGGGCTTCGATGATGTCTGATGGGGTGATGGGTCGTGTCACAGTGCTCCTTCCTCTGCTGCGATGCGGATGGTTTCTGCGAGGCGGTGTGAGGTGCGGGTGGGCAGCGGGTAGCCGTTGTCCCGGGTCCACGTGTGGATCAACTCGGCGAGGGGGTCTCCGCACTGGCAGGGCATCATGCTGCACGCAGGGCACACCAACTCGTCCGGCGCGGTGTGGCGGCCTTTCGGTTGCGGCTGGCCCGGGCGGATCGTCGCCCCACCGGGCGGCGGCGGGTCGGGGATCACTGCTGCTCCGCTCTGTTCGCTGCGGCGAGGAGCGCGGCGGCGAGGGCGCGGGCTTCCGCCGGTTCGTAGCCGGAGGTGTCGCCCCAGATGCGGACGGTGCCGTAGCGGCTGACGCTCACCGCATGGTGCTCGTTGTTCGGCATCTCCCACTCGGGGATACTCCGGTCGGTCGGCTCCGGCAGGTCGGGCGCGAGGAGTCCGGCGTCCGCGAGAGCCTGGGGAATCTCGTGAGGGAAGTTGACGTATTCGGCGGTTACCTCTGCTGCTCGTTCGATGTTGCTCATGCCGGCACCTCCGGGGTCCACAGCACCGTGGCGGGGTACTTGATGTAGTCGGTCTGGTCGGTGGTTGACTCCGGGCTGTACCAGCCATCACCGAGGGACGCCCGCTCGCAGACGACCCCATCTTTGTCCCGGATGACCGTGCGGCGCGGCGCTTCGTCCAGTATCTCCCGGGTGGTGATCTGGCGGGGCGCGGGCACGAGACGAGACACGAGGGTGATGCGGTCGCTCGGGATTGCCTTGGTGGTGCCACCCAGTTCGCGGTAGCAAATCCACCCGAATACGCTCGCCTTGAATCCGGCGGTCTCTTCCATATCGTCAATGCTCACCGCCCACGCCTGTCCCTCGGGCACGTCGGCGGGGTCCGGGGTGCCGTCAGTACGGGTCCAATCCCGGTCATGCACGGGGAGGTCTGTATACCGCTCGTTCATGCGGTGCATGGTCTCCTCCTGTCGCTCGGCGGTCAGGCGCTCCACCTCGGCGCGGGCTTCGTCGCGTTCGTTGAGCAACCCTTCTTTCCAGTTTCGCACGTTCTCCACCTCGCTGAAGAAGTGGTCACGCTCCTGCTCGATCTGCTCGGCGCGGGCGGCGAGGGATTCGAAGCGGTCACAGCACTGCTCCCACGTAGGTGCGCCTTCGCGCCACCATCGGGCCGTGTCACGCAGTTCCTCGGCGGGGGTGGGTTCCGGGGCGTCCACAGTGGCGAGGATATAGCGGGCGGCGGCATCGGCTCCGCCGCGTGCCATCGAGCCTTCTGCCCATGCGAGGGCTTTACGCAGGTCCTGGTCGGTGATGTCAGTCATTCGAGGTCTCCGTGCAAATGCTGATGATTCGGTCATGGTCGGGATGGCCTTGAGGGAGAAACTGGGGTGGTCGGACTGTCACATCCCACACATCCCACCCCCCGGAGTCCAGGTTTCTCCATGCCTCCCACCGGAGGTCCCCGCCCTCACGGATGCGGAACCACGGGAGGCCCATGTCGGCGGTGGTGATCCCCCCGTGCACGGTCTCGACGGTGACGCTCATTCCGCCTCCTCCACGGGTCCGACCAGTCGGCGGACAAGGCGGTGCCCGGGCCGGTCATGGAATGCGTCCAGGTCTTTCAGGTTCATGTGCCAGGTGGTGATCCTCCACCACCCGCCATCGTCTGCCTGCTCCTCCACTCCCCACACCTCGGTCATCCCGGCGATTGTCTGCGCCAGGTCCGGGGCTTTCGCGGAGAGATTCAGGTCCTCGTCGGTCGCTACGAATCGGAACCCCTCGCCGCTGATTACGTCAGGCTCTACGGTCCCATACGCGGGGTGAATCCACCACGGTCCGGGGGTTGCCCCGTCAAGCAGTTCGCGGGCCTGGTCTGGGGTGATGGTCATGCTTCCTCCATTGCTGCGGCGGTGAGCAGGGATGCGAGTTCGAGTGCCTCTGCCCGGGTCAGGGTCATGCTGGTGTGGCGGGATGCTTCACCGGGGCCGCCACGGGAGATGACGATCTCGGTCGGGTCGGCGTGGCTGATGTGGACGTTCCCGTAGTTGCGGCCATGCGCGGGCCACAGATAGCCGTGGCGGTCCGGGACCGGCAGGTCGAGTACCGGCCAGGTGCGGATCAGGTCGTAGAAGCGGTCCCAGTCAGCGCCGGTGAGGTTCGGGTGCTTCTCGCAGAGGTCGTCGAAGGCGCCGGCGGTGAGTCGGGCTTCCTCGGTGACGATGCGGCGGATGTCATGTTCACTCGTCATCGGTGTGATCCTCGGTGTCCTGGTCAGTGATCCAGAGCTTCTGGGCTTCCTCGATCTTCCGACGCGTGTTCCTGGTCAGGAATGGGTTGTTCAGGACGTCTTCGAGGATCAGGGTGCATCGGTCGATGTTGTCGAGATGCTGGCGTAGGCCTTTTCGGTAAGCGGTTGCCATCTGCTCGTTAGTGGCTTCATGCTTCGCCGCGATCCACTCGCTTTGAGCCTTGGCGAAGTCCAGTTCGGTTTCACTGAGCTTGTCCTGCGTGTCGGTTAGTTCCTGTTCGAGTCGTCCGATCTCGTTGTGTAGGGCGGTCTCGGTGAGATGGTGCGCTCTCAGCAGGTCGATGGTGCGGCTCATGCTTCCTCCAAGGTGGGTTCGTATCCGGCGGCGCGGTATGCCTCATCGTCCGGATGGTCGGCGGTCTCCACGGCCTGCACCATCCCCAGGGCGATCTGGGTGGCGAGGGCCATGTCCATGCACTCGCGGCGCACGGAGACGAGGACGTACTGGTCGGTGACGGCGATTCCGGCCCGGTTCCCGTCGGGGATGGGGGCGGCGTGCGGCGGGGTGGTCATGCTTGGTCCTTTCGGTTGTGTCCGGTGAGCCAGCGGGTGATCGTGCGGGCGATGCGGGCGCGCCACCGGGGCGGGCGGCGCAGCGGGCGAGAGTGTGGGGTGCGGGTCAAAACAGGGTCTGCCTTTCGGGTTCGGGGGTGCGGGTCTCATCGAAGAGTCCGCCGGTGAGGCGGGCGATGCGCCATGTCTTCTCGGGGCGGGTGGCGCGGGCGTGGTGGAGGCACATTTCGGCTTGGTCGAGGGTGGGCCAGGACATCCAGGATTGGCACCAGTCGGTGAGTCGGTCGGACCAGTATTCGCCGGCCCAGCGGGTGCTCATGCGGTCTCCTCGTCGCAGGTGGGGCAGTACCATTCGCCGGCGGTGGAGTCGTAGCCGAGGAGGGCGCCGCACCAGTCGCATGTCGGGTCCTGCTCTTCGCAGATCGGGCAGTGGCAGGGGTGCCGGTCTCCCGGCTCAGGGATGCTCACGGGAGCCTCGCTTTCAGTTTCCGGCGGCGGTTCTTCACGGCCTCGGTCGTCCGGCCGAGGAGCAATGCGACCTCGCGGATGGTGCGGCCGGGGTGCAGGACCAGGGCATCCTCCTCCGGGAACCACGAGCCGCCCGAGCGGTCGGCGTTCTGCTGAGTGGCGGCGAGGCCGTTCGCGGTGCCGTTGCGGGCAGTCATGCGGCACCTCCCTCGGTGACGGTGACGTGCAGGTCATCGTGAATGTGGACGATGTCGCCCAGGTGTGCGATGACCGGCCCGGACGGGTTGTTGAACGTCGCCTCGTGCGGGTAGGCCATGCGGCTCATCCAGCCGCGGAAGCTGGCGGATACGGCGCGTGACAGGTCTCGCTCGGTGTGGATCGGGAACTCGGCGATCATGCGGGCCTCGCTTCCACCGCGTCAGCAGCGTCGAGATACCCGCCGTAGCCGATGCCGAGGGTGTCGATGGCCTTGTGGATCGCGCCCTCACTCGTCGCCGCGGGGACAGTGACCGTCAGGGTCACCTCCCAATCACGGAAGCGGCCGCCTTCGTAGCGGTCAGGCATGGTTCACCCACCCTCCATCCATCGGGGACACGGTGCCCTGCATGCCGAGGGTGAGGATCAGGCGGTCGAGGTCATCGACCTGCATGGTGGGGCGCTTTCCGGAGACGATCGACTGGACCTTGGATTCGGTGAGGCGGGTCTGTGCGGCGACGATCTGCACCCCCGGCCCAACGTGGGCGCCGGAGCAGTGCCCCTCCCCCATGCGGATCTCCCGGTCCACCATGCTGCGGATCCGGTCGCGGACCGGGGTGGGGATGTGCACGAAGTCCATCGGGGTGCTCATGCGGCCCCACCGTCCGCGAGCCACTGGTCGAGGTCATGCTTCGACCGGGTGCCGATCTTCGGCACAGGGCCGGGCGTCGTCCGGTCCGGGACGATCGTGGCGAGGTTCTTCCCCCGGGCACGACACGGCAGGCACAGGTCACCCTGGTCCGCCGGGTAGGTGGTCGACGTCTTCCGGCCGCACCTGGTGCAGGTGATCTGGCGGCGAGGGCGGGTGGTCTTACGGGCGGTCATCAGAACTCCACCCTCCGATAGTCATAAACAGGCTGGTCCTGAATCCTGCGAATAGCGTCCGCAGCCAGCCTCTCCTGGTCATCAATTTCCTGCAGGTGAGTCTCATGGTCGATTTTCTCCAGGCGGAGGATCTCTCGGTTCAGGAAGTCACGGGCCTTGTACAGGTCCGTGAGGTCCTCCCCCTTCGTCTTCCCGTCGAGGCGAGACGAACGGGCAACGTACTGCACGACCTGGGCGGCGTTGCCGGTGAGATGCTCGGAGACGTCGAGGACTCCAACGTCCCCGAACTGGTAGTAGGAAGGTTCGGTCATGAGATGGTCCTTTCCGACGCGAACGGGAGAGTCCCCGTCTGCAGTCGAGTAGTAAGTGAGAGGTTCAGGTAGTCCTCGTTGATGTCCGTGCCGACGTATCTACGTCCGGCGCGAAGTGCAGCTGCAGCAGTAGTCCCCGACCCGTGGAACGGGTCACACACAAGGTCACCCGGATTGCTCCCCGCCGCGATGCACCGATCAGCGAGGACAGGTGGCATGACGGCACAATGAGCACCCTTGAACGGCTGCACAGGAATGTCCCAGACGCTCCCCGGATTCCTGCCCTTGTGGTCCCCCGACCATGCCCCCGACGCCGTTGTCGGCTTGTTACCCTTCCCCGATCGTGCCCGCCGTGACTGTGATCTATCCCCGTCGTACTGCACTCTCAGGGGGTCGAGGTTGAACTTGTGGTGGGCCGACTTCGACAGGAGGAAGACGTGCTCGTAGTTGCCGCTGGGCCGATCGTCCACTGATTCGGGCATGGCGTTCGGCTTCGACCAGATGATGTCCTGCCGGAGATGCCAGCCGTCCTCCTGCATGTCGTGTGCGACACGCCAGGGGATTCCACATATCTGCCGGTCGAGTCGGGTGTCTCCGAGGTTCAGCCATACGGTGCCATCGTCTTTCAGCTTCCGCATGAGGATTCCGAAGAGGTAGACGAGGTTATCGACGTACCCGCCGATGGTCTTCTCATGACCCCACTGGCCGTCGTTGTCGTAGTCGCGGAGGTTCCAGTACGGGGGGCTGGTGACTATGCAGTCGATGGTGTTGTCTTCAAGTCCGGCTGCAAAGTTGTAGGCGGTCTCGTTGTAGATCGTCAGGTCGTGATCTTCGTACCAGGGTGTCATGGGAATGAGTGCCTCACTGCGATGGTCGCTCCGGGAGGCTCGCCTTCGACGGCGTAGCGTTTCCGGGCGGTGATGTCATCGACGCGGTTGTCATCGATGTAGGCGATACCGGAGAGTGCGTCTAGCGTCGATCTGATGAGTTTGTCGAGGTCAGGCTTTTTCGTCATACGCCGGACGCGTTTGGGGACAGACTTGGGACGCGGTAGGACGAACTCCACGGTTACGGTGACGGGGCCGTCGATCGGTTCGGAGCCCTTGCAAGCCTCGGTCGCGGCGGTGGCGACTGCCTCACGCCACGGTTTGACCTTCTTGCTGGACTCCACGAGGACGACACGCCCGCCGCGGATGTATCCGGTCTTGCTGCCCTGCGGGGCAGGGACTCCGGAGACTTGGATTCCGATCATGCGAATATCTCCATCTGCTGGTCGAGTGACCAGTCGTCGAGGGTGGGGTCTAGGCGGGCGGCGATGATGCGGCCCTGGTCGGTGAGCACCCAGCGCCAATGGCCGTCGCACGTGGTCTCGGTGCAGACGTGGCCGGGCTTGTCGTGGCAGGCGGGCAGCACCAGGCCCTTGTCCGTGAGGTCGCGGGCCAACTCCGCATGCGTGGTGGTGCCCGTGCGGGCGATGGTGAGCAGACACCGACGATCCATCGGCAACAGCACCAGGTCAGTCACCGCACATCACCCGCGCCGTGTGCAGGAACCGGCGCCACCGCGGTGGGATCGGGGTGCCCGTGCACATGCCCGCGAGCAGGGCCGGTTTCACCCCGAGCCTGTGGCACGCCTCCGGCACCCCGAGGCGACTCGTGATCCAGAACGCGTCCTGCCGCGCCTGCTCCTGCGTCCGGGCGGGCATCGGGTACTCGTGAAGCATGCGCTGCTGCTGGTCCACGGTGCTCATGCCGGGATCCGGTAGTAGTCGCGGTTGAAGACCCCCAGGCGGCAGCAGATCAGGTCGATCTCCTGCGGCGTTGTCTGCGGTGCCGCACCCCTGTCATGCCGACTGACACTCATCAGGGTTTTGATGCGGGCCAGGGGCAGGCCGGTGATGTCCGCGACCGGTTCGACCGGGGCGCGGTCCGCTTCCAGGAGTGATGCGTTCCTGATCTCGCGGGGCAGGGAGGAGAACATGCGGCGTTGCGTGTCCTTCGCCACCGCCCACATGGCATCCAGCAGCCATCCGGGTACCGGCCGGGGGTCCACATCCGGTTCCGGGAGACCGTGCACGCGGCACCAGAGTTTCTGCAGGCGGCGGGTGGTCTCCGGGGAGCACTGCTTCCGTCCGCGGAGGGTGTTGCTGATTGTGCCCTCGCGGACATCGCAGGCGGCGGCGATCTGCTTGCCCTGCCAGCCTTCGTCTTTCAGGTGTCGGACGATGGTGGGGCCGTCGGCGCCGGCAATGTCCCAGGGTTCTGTGGTGGTCATGCCGACACCCCCGTTGACCCGAAGCCGTTGACGCCGCGGCTGGTGCGGTCCGGGAGGGCGTCGCCGATGTCGAGGACACTGTGCGGCACCTGCTTAATGACCAACTGCGCGATCCTGTCGCCCTCCTCCCACGCCCACGGGGTTTCGGGGTCGAGGTTGATGGCGATGACGCAGATCTCGCCGTGATAGCCCGCATCGATGGTGCCGGGACTGTTGAGGACCGTGATGCCGTGGTGGAGTGCGAGGCCGGATCGGGGTCGGACCTGTGCTTCCCACCCGTGCGGGAGCGCGAGTTTCAGGCCGGTGGGGATCAGTGCCCGGCGCCCGGGTTCGAGCACTCCGGGTTCGGCGGCGCGGAGGTCGATTCCGGCGTCACCCGGGTGCGCCTTGGGGGGTCGGAGGTGGGGGTGGGTGATGGTTGCGGGGATTCGCATGGCGGTTGTCCTTTCTGGGTGGCCGTGACGGCCCCCAGGGAGGCCGCACAGCGACGTTGTGGGGTTGGGTGAGGGATTGTGTGGGCGAGGGCGGTTCAGGGTCTAGAAGGGCGGGTTCTGGTCGGCGCCCGGGAAACCACCCGACTGCTGCTGCCCGTAGCCCTGCTGCTGCCCGCCCTGGTTCCAGCCGCCCGACTGCTGACGCTTCTCGAACGACCGCAGGGCATCCGCCCGCAGGTTGAAGTTCCGGTACTCCGTCCCGTCCTTGCCCGTGTCCTTCGACTCCGACAGCTCACCGAACGCGATCACCCGATCCCCCTTCATCGGCACGTGACCGTCCGTCCGGGCGTTGAACCACGACACGTTGACGAACAGCTCCCCGTCCGTCACCCAGTTCCCCTGGTCGTCCTTGTGGCTCTTCGAGCACGCCACCCGCACCAGCAGGTATGGCCGGCCGTTCTTGTCGGTTCCCGTCTTCGCATCCGCGAGAGCGTTACCGACGATTTCAGACTTGGGAAGCGGCATTGCGCCATCCCCTTTCTGCCGGGACTCCCCGGCGGTTGATTGGTTCGTCAGCCCGCGAGGTTCGCGAACCGACAGATGTTCAGCTGGGAAGCCACCGACACATTCCCGGTGGACCCCCCGCGATGCTTCGCGACGATGATCTCCGCCTCCCCGCCCTGGGCACTCGTGGGATCCTTCAGGTCCGGGCGGTCGATGAACATCACGATGTCCGCGTCCTGCTCGATCGCACCCGACTCCCTCAGGTCCGCCAGGCGGGGCTTCGCATCATTGCCCCGGTTCTCCACCCCGCGGTTCAACTGGGCGGCGGCGACAACCGGAACCTTCAGATCCTTCGCCAGCAGCTTCAGTGCCCGGGAGAACCCCGACACCTCCTGCTGACGGGACTCCGACTTCACCCCGGCGGTGAGCAACTGCAGGTAGTCCACGACGATCAGGCCGAGGTCGTGCTGCTGCGCCAGGCGCCGGGCGGTCGCCTGAATCGTGACCATCGTCGTCGCCGCGTCATCGTTGATCAGCAGCGGCACGTCAGCGAGACGGCCGGCGGTGTCGGCCATCCGAGCCCAGTCCGTCGCATCCAGCTCGCCGCGCTGCATCTTCACGAACGGCACCCGGGACTCTGCGGACAGGACACGCTGCGCAACCTCCGCGGTGGACATCTCGAGGGAGAACATCAGGGCGGTCTTGCCCTCCCCGATCGCCGCCGACCTGAGCAGGTCCAGAGCGAGGGTGGTCTTACCCATGCCCGGGCGGGCGCCCGCGATGACCAACTGGCCGGGCCGCAGACCGCCGTTCGTCAGCCGGTCCAGATCCAGCAGGCCAGTCGGGACCGGCTCACCGCCAACCGTTCCACCGTTCTCCACAGCCTCGAGGTCATCCATCACCCCGGCCATTGCATCCCCGACCGTGCGGGTCGAGGACCGATCATCACGCGGCACCGCGGCCAATGCTTCCTGCGCCCGGGCGACAGCATCCCCAGCCTCCGCCGGGGTCATCGTGTCAGACCACTGGGTGATCTGCGCCCCGGCGTAGTGCAGGCGCCGCAGTACCGCAGCATCCGTCACCCGGGTGGTGTGCCAGGTGATCGACCCGGCAGGTGCTGCGGCCTGCACCAACTCGAACAGGTACGGCAGCCCGCCGACGGTCTGCAGATCACCGGAGTCCTCGAGAGTTCCGGCGACGACTGAAGCGTCACCATCAACCCCAGCAGCCCAGGTGTTCAGCACCGCCTGGTAGATCGTGGCATGCGCCGGGAAGTAGAAGTCCTCCGGGTTGATCCGGTCCGCAGCAGCAGCGACCGCATCCCGGCTCGACAGCATCGCACCGAGGAGAGCACGCTCCGAGTCCGGGGCGGCGGGAAGCTCACTCACTGGGCTACCCGCCGGGCTCGGAACTGGTCGATGGACCGCTGCTGCTCCGCGGTCGGCGGGACAACCTCACGCGGCTGCTCCGCACTCTTCGGCAGGTACCCGTCCTCCGTTCCCGCCGGGAGCCTGCCGGCATCGACCTTCGCCTTCACGTTCCGGTACTGGTACCACTCGAGTTCATCGTGCCGATCCCGGTCGTGGTGCCACCGGTCGAGAGTGCGGTCCACTGCCATCCGCAGCGAGTACGGGGTGAACATCCGGTCGTTGGGTTCATCCACCGACCAGCGTGTCACCGCCTCCTTCCACAGGTCCGTGATCTTCGGACGGTCCATCATCTCGACCGCTTCCGCCCATGCGGTGATCACGTCCTCCGTGATGTTGTTCGGGACGGATCCGGGCCGCAGGGTTGCGGCCTTGGCGAGGATGGACCCGGCCATCATTGTTGCCCACTGTTCGGCCATTCCAGCTGCTTTCCTTCCTGGGGGTTGTCGAACATGCCGAGGAGCGTGTTCTTGATGCTGTCCGCCTTCTGCGGCTTCACTGTCTTGGCCGTCTGCCACCCCTTCGCCCGACGGATCCACGATCGGTAGTTCCGGTTCCAGTCGGTGGATGTCTGATCCTTGGCGATGAAGTGATCCCGAAACAGGTTCAGCTCGTGATCCTGATCGACAGTCGGGCACTCGACGGCAAGAGACTCACGGATATCCGGGCGGGGTTCCCAGTCATCGGTCAGCCGCCGTCGGGGTTTCTTCCGGGACGAGGTAGACCCCGCCGTCTTCAATGCAGCGGGGTCTGTCTTCGGGGCGTCCCCCTCCTGGGGGACTACAGGGGGATCTTCTTCGAAGATCGTCTTCTTAGAAGGAATAGTCTTCTTATGTGGTCTGGATTTACCACTAGTGGTATTTTCCAGTGCCTGGTTTTCTCCGTGGTCGGATTTCTGGTCCACGGTGATCGGCCACGACAGGACTTCGTACTCCCAAGTCGTGAACGTTCCACCCTCTCCCCTGACCTGACTTCGCCTCACGTAGCCTGCGTCAACGAGGTCTTGGACTGCTTTCACAACCGTGTCCTTGCCCATGCCAAGTGCATCTGCGATTCGTTGAGTGGATATCTCCCACCCCTCACGGTGGGTCTTCAGGTACAGGTAGACCGTCTTCGCTCTCGGCGGGAGGTCTGCGGACCGGGCCAGGCTATTCGGGATCATGGTGTAGTGATCCTCAGGCGCTGGACCGTGCTTGATCATCACCATTGTCTTCCTCCTTCCTGCTCCACACGCCCCGGTAGTAGCGCGGCGGCCACACCGGCACGTCATTGCTCTTCACCAGCCACCCCGCCTCGTACGACCACGCCGGATGCGCATGCACCCACTCGTGGTGACACGCCCTGCACAGGAGGACGCAGTTGGCGAGGGAATGCTCACCGCCGTGCTTCCGAAGTTTCCGATGGTGGATCTGTTCACCACGGCCGGTGCAGACCCCTGGCTTCATGAGCTCGCAGGCGTAGTCGGCGCGTTCGATGACCGCTTCCGCGACCTCCGGGGGCATACGCTTCTTGCTCACGCCTGCCCCCTGCCGGCCATCGGATACTGCACCCGGATGTTCGAGGACAGTGTCCGGCCGATATCGATCCGCACCTTCAGTGCGTCCCGCTCCCGCTTCGCATGCTCGTACGCAGCCTTCGCCACGTCCTTCGCTGTCTGCTCATCAACGGTCGCGAGCACCGCCTTCGACTTCTGGACAGCGACCTTGTCGTCCGCGTTAGCGAGGTTCGCCCGGGCTTCCGCCTGGGACAGTTCCCGCTCCCGCTCGTACAGGGCGATCTCGTAGTCCTTCATCGCGTCGGTGATGCGGTCGAGTTGTCCGGCGAGATCCCGGAGGTTCTTCTCGACCTGCATGTAGTCCAGCGGATTACTCACCGCCATCACCCGCTTCGATCTCCGCGACCCGCGCCTTGATCTCATCCGTCAGCCCGACCGCCGAGCACGCCTGCCACAAGGACCGGCACTCCTCGACAGTCTTCGCGGCGGCGATCTTCGGGACGAGCGCTTCACGCTGCTGCTCCCGCGCCGCCGCAGCATCCTGCGCCTGCCGGTTTCGGACCTCCTGCCGGGACGCGACACCGTTCTTCGTGTCCGATGCGAGGGCCGCGACGATCGCACGGCCCCAGGCGGCTGTCTCAGCGTTCTGAAGCTCACTGTCGCGGGTGAAGTTCGTGGCACCCGGTACAGGCTCCCAGGCGGTCCCCTGAGCCGGATTCTGGTCATCCTCAGACCGCAGCGCGTCGGCGGTGTAGACCACCCACGTCTTGCCGGCGAACTCAAGGAACTGAACATCGTGCTGCCGCAGGCGTCCGTCCGGATACTTCTCCCGGAAGTCCGCGATGCGCTGAGCAACGTCAACGTAATCGTCCATCTGGAATCCCATCAGGCTGCCTCCTTCCGTGCCTTGATCCGAACCCCGCCCTTACGCGGCGAGGTCTGGTAGTAGTGCGCCGCGATCTCCGGGTGATCTGCCGCCAACGCTTTCCCGTCCAGCCGGGTGGTCTTCCCGTCCGGAACGACGGTGACGGTCGCACCCTCGAGGTCGAACGTGTTCTTCTCGATCCCGACGATCTCCTCGATGGCGTGCTTCGCGTCATCCATCCGCTGCTTCGCGTCCAAGTAGTCATCCACGAATCCCTGCAGTTCGGCGGGTACCGGCCGCTCCGGATACTCCCCGGCGACGAACAGGTCCACGAGGTGCTGCAGGTGGGCCTGCCGGTCGGGGTCCGGGTAGATGCGGGTGAACCAGTAGTCTCCGATCACCTCGAACTGGCCGTCGTCCGCGTAGTCGTAGGGCTCCATGACGAGGAGGCAATGATCAGCCCCAGTGACCAGCAGTTGAACCTGAATCTGGTCAAGGTAACGCTGCGGCGGTTCATCCCACCCACCCCGCTTCGTCTTCAACTCCGCAACCAGATGCGCCCCACCATCGATCATGTCCGGGGTGCAGGAGATCACCGACCCGTCGAGGACGTACACGTCCCGGGTGGGGTGCAGGGACTCCTCGAGGAACGTGGACACGAAGTCGGCAATGATCGGCTCCCGCTCCTGACCCCACCGGGTGAACCGGTTACCGGTGAACGACCGTTCCCCCGTCTCCTTCTCCCGGCGGATCCGGTCCCACGTGTCCCGACCACCGGACGCCAGTGCGGCGATCTCCGTGGCGGTGACATGCTGCCGGCGGGTGGCTAGCCACTGCTCATGGTCCACGAACTTCTCGATCGTGAAGCTCATGCTTCTACCTCCTCGAGGTGTGTGGTGATTCGTGCGAGGGCGTCCTTCACATGCATCTGCGTCATGCGGACCTCGCCCCGGCACGCTGTCTTGTCCGCGGCAGCGAAGAACCGCCACAGGTCGACCTCCTTCGCATCAGCGCGGGCAGCCTTGATCGCGTTCTCCGCAGTGTTCCGGGAGTGAACTCGAGCTTCGGGAAGGTGAGACAGCTTCTCGAGGTTCGCCATGCGGCGGGCGCCGTTGACGAGGTACAGGCCGATCTCTCGGGCGACGCCGACCCTGTAGTCGGTCACTGGTCGGCCTCCGGGGTTTTCAGGTGCAGATCGTTGCGGAGCTTCTGCTCCATCCAGCGGAGCTTGTTCTTCACCGACGAGGCGGACCGGCCGACCCGCTCCCCCGCCTCCTTGGGCGTCACGCCGGAGTTCACCCAGCGCTGCACTTGAAGCGCCTCACGGTGCGTCCACGGCTTGCAGCGGGGCGGTTCCTCCGCGAGATCCTCGGCGGTGGCGGTGAGGTCGATGTCCTCGATGTCCTCGAACGTCTCCTTCGGGGTGTGGATGCCGGACCACGGCAGCCCGGCGGCGGGCGTGATGTGGTGCTCCGGCTGCTGCTGGCCGGTCAGTGCGGTGAGGACCTCCACAGCCTCCTCGACAGTGTCAGCGGTGATCGTGATGCTCATGCGTTGTGCTCCTTGACGGTGTGGATGGCGAAAGCGATGACAGCGACGACTGCCACGCCAGTGAGACCCAGGCCGAGGTGCGCGGCCTGGGAGATGATCAGTGCGATGACGAGGGCGACGACGGCGAGGGCGCCGACGATCAGCAGCACCGCCTCGAAGGGGAAACTGCCCGGCGCGGCGTCACGCTGGGGGTCGAGGTGGCCGATGCAGCCATCCCGGTACGGGGTGTGGGACCGCTCCCCCATGCAGCCCGACACGCGCCGGTGCTTGCCGGCCGGGTGGTTGGCCTGGGAACGGTGGAACTGCTCGACGTCGCTCATGCCGCCACCTCCCCGCGCACCCACCGGTCAACCGCCTGGCGGGACCAGGACAGTGCTGTGCCGACCTTGATCGGTCCGAACTCCTTCGGCAGGTGACGCTGCAGGGTCCGCTCGCTGATGCCGGTGAGGGCTGCGGTCTCCGCTGTGCTGTAGTACGTCCGGCCCGTGGCCGGTACGGTGAGGTTCATGACCTCTCCTTTCGTGGTTGGGTCAGGCGCCCCGGGATGCTTTGGACGGCTCCGGGGCGTCGTCATGTCAGGCGAAGCGGTCGATGAGCGCCGCCCGCTGGCGGACACCAAGCCCGCCGACATTCCGGTTCGCGGGGATCCGCAGTTCCTCCATCACGGCCTTCGCGGTGACGTTCCCGACCTTCGGCAGGGCCGTCAGAACCGCCTTGACCTTCGTCTTCGTCACGGCCTTCGACCCCTCATCAGCGAGGTGGAAGACATCAGCGAGGGTGAAGCCCCCGCTGGCGAGCTGCTCCTTCATGTGGGCGCGTGCCTTGCGCGCCTTCGCGGCAGCGGCGAGTGCGGCCTCCCGCTCCTTGGCAGTGAGTTTCGGCGGTGTTTTCGGCATGGTGAACCTCTCGTCTAGGTGTTCAGTGGATGAAGTGGGGCCGGGGGCGAATATCTGTTGCCCGCAATCGGGGTGAGAACCCCGGCCCCTGGTGCCCGACGCCGGTGTCGAACCGGCCCCGCTCGAGGTGTTACAACTACCCACCAGATAGGTGTGCGGTTCTCTTGCGGGCTTCCTGTGGTCGGGCGTGCCGGCCACCGTGTCTTTCCCTCACTCGCCCCGGTTTGGGGAGGGGGCGGGTGGTGTAGTGCCTGTGCCTGCATCCAGCCTCAATATCTGGGTGCCGGGCGCGGGCCCCGTATCTGTCACGGTGACTGGCCGCTGTGGTGCGCCTCGCGCTCGCCGGGGTAGACGGCCGGCTGGAATCACGAGGCTGGTGCGATGAAGGGGCGCACGGTCGCCACTGCGAGGGGTCATCTGGACCCCTGGTGCCCTGCTCCGTCCACGACGACGGCGGTCGACTACTCGACAGCAGGGCTTCATTTGTATCCGCGCCGTTCTCTACCTCCGGGCACCCTGCTAGGGGCTACCCAAGTTCCAACGTCCGCACTGGTCACAGGTCATCGCGATCTACTCCCCCACCCCGGTCTCCCGGCGCAGGTTTTTCCGACGATTGACACGCTCGCTGCCCTGGTGCGACAGATACCTGTTCGGCGCTATGCACTATTGAGTTCTCGGAAACATCACGGTCACGAGGACCTCGTGCCCACCCCCTCCACGACGGGGATGGCCGGCAGACCGGCAGTGGGCGGTACCTTCAGCCCAGGGCAACTAGCCCTAGGAAGGAGGTGAATCACATGCTCAAACTGATCTACGACGGGCAGACACTCCCACTCGACGAATGCGATGAGAACAGCGAACTCATGCGCGCACTCGCCACCGGGAAAGCCCCAGGCATCACCTCAGTGATCTCGCGAAATCGAGTCCACTGGGTGAACCTCGGAGAAGGTGTTCCCTTCACCGTCGCCACGTGGGGGAAGGAATCCGCAGTTCCCCTCGGGGTTGATAGTCACCCCGTCGGGCAGGACCCGTTCTGACCGTGCGGTGATCCTGAGGACGGTGGCGCAGAACTCGGCCAGGAGTTCAGCGTCATCGTCATTCATGTAGTCGATCGCCTCAGCGAGACCGCCCTTGTACCGGGCCACCCGCTCCACACGACGCAGAACGTTGAACGCTTCCCGCCGGTTGTCAGCACGGGCCTGCGCACGCAGGTCCTCCAACTCCTCGTCGTCTTGGTGTGGCGTCACCGCATCGTTCATCCGGCGAATCCGGCCTGTCATCTTCCGCATCGCCTCGTACTCCTTAGTCGGACCAAACGCGACCTCCTTGACCTTCCGAAGCTCCTGCTCCTGCATCACCCGGAGCACCTCAAGCTGCCGTGACATGTTCGACAACAGCGTCACAATCTCCTCGAACTGACTGTTCTTCATCAGGCTCGTTCCTTTCGTTGGTTGTGGTCACCCGCGCTGCATCCCCACAGCACGGACAAGGAAGATCAGGCAACGCTCAACCGGCGTCCCTTGCGACTGATCTCCGGGAACGAGTTCTCGGTGAACGTCCCACCCTTAGGAAGCTGGATCTTCGACAAGCGCTTACCTGAGATCCAGGCATTCCAGGCCTTGATGAGGATCCCCACCTGGTCTCGCTGCGAGTCCCTGCGGTGTTCCGCGGAGTACTTGATGTTCCTGTTCCTCAGCGCGAGGATCGGATCACCTGAAGCCAGATTGGCCCCATCGGCGAGCCGGTGGACGAAGGTGATCACGGCGTCCGGATCCGTCTGTGCTGCGAGCACTGCGAGCGTTGTGACGCATGACGGCGACATCAGGCAGTTCGCGGCCGGATCGGCGAGACGCTGGATGATGGCGACCGACTCGGGGTTGTCATCGACCCAGTCGAGTACCTGCGAGGTGGTGTATTCCTCTGCGGCGATCTTGTTGTCCATGAACATTCGTCCGGTCTGCATGCGAATGACGAGTCGGGCGGTGGCGGCGACCATCGTTGCGTTCTTCACCCCGTTGAGGGTGAGCTGGTCTGCCGCGCTGCGCTTCTTCCCCTGGTCGAGGACCAGTTGCACATCGTCATCCAATCCAGTGACGACGAGGAAGTCTTCGGTGGTTCCCTCCGGCTGCTCTGCCATTGCGGTACAACGGTGCTGACCGTCGATGAGCCGGTTGGTCCGGCTGATGCGGATGGGGTCAGCGGCGTAAACCCACTGGTGGCGTCGCATGTCAGCTCGGTACGCGCTGACGACACCATCAGACCGGTTCCGGTTTCCGTCGTTGAGCCGGAGGAGCGTTGAAGCAAGTTCTGGGGTCATGGTGACGACGCGATAGGTAATTCCGTCTACGGTCATCGAGGTTTTGGTGTTTCGGGAAAGTGCGGTGATGTAGTCGAACATGGCGTCAGTCCTTTTCCAGGTCAGTGATGGTGTCGTGGATTGTGTTGTCTGCCCGCTGCAGATCAGAGAGTGATTGCTCGCGGATCCGCCGGCGGTTTTCGGAGAATCTGTCGTCTTCAGTGATGCGACGCAGTCGGTCGACGGCGCGGTTCAGATCAAGTACTGCGCGCAGTGCCTCATCGGTGAGGGGCCGGCGTTTCGGCTTCTGCTGCTGCATCTGCTGCACGGCCTGGGGCGGGAGTTGCGCGACGTTCTCCCACTCCGGCATCGGCGTGTCGGCCGGTTCAGCGGGTGAGGTGGCCGGCGGGGTGTTCAGCGCGTCCAGGTCGCCCTGCGACATCGCCGTGGCGCGGGGCCGCTCCGGCTGGGTGTAGGTCTTGCCGTCCGTCCCAGTGACCGGTTCCGTATCAGCTGTGCCATTTGGCACACCTGCCGCGACCTCCCTAGCGGCGGTACGAGGACTCATACCCGTCGCGGACGCAATGGCCCGGGTGCTCATCCCGATCTCCCGCATGGAGGACACGACCTCACGCCGTTCCTCACGCGGCAGACGAATCCGGGACGTACCGAACTCGCCGTCGCAGTACGCGTCCCACGACGCGTACCCGAGCGCCTGCCAATCGAACGCCTTCCACGCGTCCTTGATCAGATCCCACGACACGCTCAACGCGGTGCGGATCCTCTCGGCCCGGTCCTCCGCCTCGCGCTTCGAGGCGATGATGATGTCTCCGCTCATGCCTGCACCTGCTCTTCGGCCTCGTACTTTTCGGCCTGGCGGGTGAACTCGACGGCGAGAACTCCGGCGCGGATCGTGGCCTCATAGTGGCCAGCGGACCGGCCATAGTCGTAGTCGTGCGTGGTATCGTTCTGGGGGTTGGCTCCGGGGTGCATCCGGGGCCTCCTTTCTGTAAGTGGGGGTTAGGCTGCGGCGATCTGCGAGGGGGTCGAGAACATGTCCTCGATCGGCCGGTGCGTGATCCGGAGGAGGATCATGCAGACCTTGATGTCGGGGACGCTCTTGCCCTTGCGCCAGTTGCGGACCGCGGTGCCGGACTTGTCGAGGAACTTCTGGCCGAGCTGGTCGTCTGACGTGCAGCCGGTCTTCTCCTTCGCCAGGTCAAGAACCGTGGGGTCGAGTGCGATTTCCATATGTCACCTCCGTGGTGTCAGTAGTAGCCTTACGCCAGAGTGGCGTGAAGTGCGCCGGTCTGGCGTGCTGGGAACCACTATGGCACGGATTGGCAGACATGGCAACCCCGAAGTGAAAGTTTCTCGTTTCCCCTGGTCATCTCATGCGCCAATGTTGCGCACATGTCATGTTCTCCTGTAGGATTCAGGGCATGGAACACACTGAATGGCTCAAGGCCACCGCCGGGACAGACAGCGCCCGCACCATCAGCAAGAAGAGCGGCGTCCCCAACCGCACCGTCCTCAACCAGATGGACAAGGGCACCATCTCCGCCGAGAACGTCATCAAGATCGCGGAAGGCTACGGCAAGTCCCCCGTACGCGCCCTGGTGAACACCGGCTACCTCGATGAGGAATGGGCACGGTCAGTTGACCCTGAGACCGCTATCTGGCAACTCACGGAGGAGCAGATAGCGGAGCATGTCCTAGAACGCATGAAGCTCCCCGGCACCCACCAGTCGTTCGAGACCCCGGTCGATGAGCTCGCAGCCCGCCGAACTTCACCCCCGGAAAGCACTACCGCTGCCGACCCGGAGCAGGGCACCGGCGACAACACCACCCCTCCCGTCCGCACCGAGGGATACGATCCCCTCGCCGACGTGGCCTACAGCGGCCCCGACGAAGACGCACAACGCAGACAGGAGGACGGTGACTTCGACTAGACCAACCGGGTTCACCACCCTCGCGGTGATCGCCGAACTCCTCGGCATCACCACCACCCACCACGACGGTGGGCCACCCGGCTACTACCGCCACACCACCCGAACCATCAGCACCCGCCGCGGCATGAGCGTCGGCATGTACCGCAGCACCCTCGCCCACGAACTCGGCCACGCCGCCTACCACGACCAGCCGACCGGCAACGGGCACTACGACCACCGCCAGGAGACCAGAGCCGACCGATTCGCCCTCCGACTCCTGTTCACCGACCAGGACTTCGAGGACGCCTACCACTGGTGCGGCCCCTGCATCCCCGCCCTCGCCGACGAACTCGAATGCACCCAGCACCACATCCGCCTCTACCTGACACTCAAGAAGGACTAACCATGAAGCTCCGACACCTCGCCCTCCTCATCCCCCTCGCCGCCGGCATGGCCCTCACCGCCTGCGGAGGCTCCGACGACCCGGACCCCATCGAAGCCGCCACCCAGCGCTGCCAGGACACCGTCAGCGACTACGCAAAATACCCCGGCTCCATCGACTGGGTCGAAGTCCGCCTCGCCCAGGAGCAGAACGGGAAGATCTACATCAACGGCGCCGCCGACGCAGACAATGACGCCGGAAACCCCGTCCGCACCAACTACTCCTGCACCCTCAACACCGAAACCGACGACTGGGACCGCCGCCCGTCAATGGAGCCGAAGAACCCCACCTCCGACCGATGGGGCACCGCCCGGTGGGGTGGTGAGGCGAGCCCCATGCTCGAGAAGTACGGAGACCGCATGTCCATGCAGGAAAACCCCCTCGGCTAGAACGCAGAAAAGCGGCCCCCGCACCACCGCCGGGAAGCGAGGAGGTGCGAGAGCCGCAGAGACCAGACCCTAGGGCCAGACAAGGAGAAGTGTAGCCATGGTCCAGAGACGACCCGCCCACGGAAACCCCGCCCCCGGCGAAAAGATCCGCTGGATCGCCCGGTGGAAAACCCCCGGCGGGAAACCACAGCAGAAAACCTTCGCCCGCAAGGCAGATGCCGTCAACCACGAGAACAGGATGAAGGCCGACGCCACCGGTGGGGACTGGGTGGACCCGCAGGACGGGACGATCACCCTACGGCAACTCGCCGAGGAAGCCGCCGAGGAAGCCGTGGCAGAAGGCACCCGAACGCAGCACCGCTACTACGCCACCCAGTTGGGAGACGTGGGGGAAACTCCGATCGGGAACCTGTCCCGCCGCCACCTGCAACGCTGGGTGAACCAACTCACCGAAGGACGCCCGTGGGCCGACGGTGCCACCCTCGGCGCCACCAGTGCCCGAAACCTCGGGGTGTGGGTGTGCGGCCTGCTCCGGCAGGCGAAGCGGGACCGGAGGATCACCACCAACCCCGCCGAAAACCTCACCCTGCCCGACGCGGTAGTGGAGGTCATGCCCGCCGACATTCCGACCGTCGCCCAGGTCCACAAGCTCATGATGGTGGCACGCTCCGGCGGGTGGGAAACCCGCAAGGGGAAGGACGGGGAACCGCGGCGGCGGCGGACGATACCGAACCCCACGTTCGCCCGCCTGGTGGGGGTCATGGCGTCCACCGGTATGCGGCCGGCAGAACTCGCCGGACTGCGGTGGCAGGACATTGCCGATGACATGAGTGCCCTCACTGTCACGGTGCAGGCGACGAAGGACGGGCATGGGGTGAAGGCGCCGAAGACTCGCTCCGGTGTGCGGACGATCCCCTTGTGCGCTCAGGCGCGTGCTCTGCTGGTCGAGCAGCGGGATGAGGGGATGTCCGGCCCGGCGGGCACGGTGTTCGGCACCCGTCGTGGCGCCCGGTTCAATTCGGGGCGGCTGCGGGATGTGTGGGTGAAGTTCTGCGAACCCGCCGGCCTTTCGCACCTGCGCTTCTACTCCCTGCGGCACTTCTTCGCGTCGATGCAGATCCACGCGGGCACATCACCGGTGGCGGTGTCGCGGGTGATGGGGCACAAGAATCCGAGCATCACCCTGCAGGTGTACACGCACCTGTGGAATGACGACATGGAGACAGTCTCGGGGGCTGTGGCGTCCGTGCTGTGGGCAAATGATGGGCAATCGACCGGTTCTGACGGCGGGCAGGTTATCAAGTTCCCTGGTCAGGTGGGGTGACTGGGGGTTAGCGGCGGACGTTGATGAGAATCATGGAACCGATGCTACCCGCCGGTCAGTCGTTGCCGCCGATCTCCTTCTCCGGTCCCTGACCCGCCATCGCGGTCTCCAGCTGCCCACGCAGCTGCTCCACCCGGTCCGGGGAGAACCGGTCCTCACCGGCGATCGCCACGAGGGCGTCCAGCACGGTGGTGCCGTAGTTGTGACCGTGACCGTCGGGCACCTTCGCCGCCCGCGGCAGGTCGAGAGTGACCTGCCAGAACGTGACGACCGGCATCCAGGTCATCGTCGGCGAACGGTCGAAACCGGCCGGCTCCTTCAACCAGTCGGGGCGCTTGAACAGCAGGTCGGGTGACCACCACACCACCGGGTCGGAGGGGTGCTGCACGTACAGCACCCGGGTACCGTCCCACCGGTCCTCCGGCGGGACGTCCCCGGACGTGAGCTCGCGGTTCCACCGTTGGACGTCATCACTGTTGTCGGAGAACCGGACCGACATCCCGCCGGAGTACTCAGGATCGACCTCCGTGGTCCCCGGGTCACGGCGGGCGACGAGGTCACTCCACAGGGTGTTGCTGTTCGGCGGCCCCATCCACAGCACACCGTCGACCGAGGAGACGATGTCCCGCAGGCCCGAGAAGCCCGCCTCCCCGGCGCTGGTGCCCAGGGATTCGCCGTAGACGTAGATCTTTGGCCGGTGGTCGGCCGGCAGCGTCTGCCACCAGTCGACGACGGTGCTGATCAGCGCCTTGCCGTATTCGTTGACGCGGCCACGGTCCGAGATGAACTGCACCGCGCTGGGGATGTAGGAGTACTGGCTGGAGGCGACGGCTGTGTCCCCGTCGAACATCAGCTCGAAGGCCTCGGCCGCGGTCGGGTTCACCCAGCCGGTCCCGGTCGCCGGGGCGACGAGCAGCGCCTTCCGGTCCGCCGCGCCGGTCCGTTCCAGCTCCTCGACGACCTTCTCCGCCCGGGCCGTGTCATCGTCGCCGTCGTTGAGACTGGCGTAGGCCCGGATCGGTTCCTTCGAGGGGCGTCCGGTCAGCTTCTCCAGGTCGTCCTTGTACAGGCCGAGGGCGGTGAACCGGGTTCCGTAGGCGCCGAGATCCTCCCACGCCGTCGGCGAGCCGGGGCCTCCGGTGCGTTCCTTGACATGGGGCTTGACCAGGTCCGGTCGGATCTCGTCCTTGCTCACCGAGAACATCTTCTCCGTGGCGCGCAGGATCGTACCGGGCAGGACATTGTCGACGACGACCACGGTGACGACCGCGACGACGCCCCAGGAGATGACCAGCCGCAGGCCGTAGCGGGTGTTGTTGCCCGGCACGGCGTTGGCGAGCATGCCGGTGAAGACCGCGATGCCGCGGCCGATGATGTCGAGCACCGCCCACACCGCCAGCCCCACCGGCAGCACGAGCAGGAACTGGGCCGCCGTGTAGGATTCGGCGCCCATCAGTCCGGCGAGTTCCCGCTGCCAGCGGACGGTGAACAGAACCCAGACCAGCAGTGCGACGACGATGACGGCGATGACGGCCCAGACGATGCGGCGCCGCCACTTCATCGGGACCTTCCGCCGGGCGGTGAGCCGTTCCCATGAGGGTTCGACCATGTCGCGGGCCCACAGGTGCCAGTTCCACCGGAGGAACAGGCCGATGAGGTGACCGGAGGCGGCGGTGAGACCGGCGACGAACCCCTGGTACAGCCAGGTGCGCGGGATGAGGGACGGGGTCAGCGACAGGGCGAAGGCCAGGCCGCCGATGATGAGGCCCCAGATGCTCGGCGGGACCGGGCGGCGCCAGCGGTGCTTCTTCTCCGGCCCGGGGATGGTCTCCCGGGACCAGAACAGGTCATCGGTCTCGATGGCGTCCTCGGCCAGCTCGCTGAAGGCGTCCCGCAGGCTCTGCTTGTCCGGATCTCTCGGCGCGTCAGGCATGACCCTCCTCTCTCTTCTCCGCGACCTCTAGCCACGACATCTCGAGTTCCTCGTGTTCGTCCTTCACACCGGCGAGTTCGCGGTCCAGCTCGGCGAGCCGGGCGGTGTCCACCTGCCCGTCGGCGGGGGCTGCGGCCTCGGCGAGAGCCCGGTTGAGCTCCCCGATCCGGGTGTCCAGCTTCCCCATCCTACGTTCCAGCGCGTTCATCTCCTTGGCCAGTTCCCGGTCCTCGCGCGCGCTCAGTCCGGTTCCGGACGCCCCGGCGGCCGGTGCCGGGGCCGTCCCTGCCGCGGCTGCGGAGGCCGGGCTGGCGTCCGCGAGTTCCTTCCGCCGGTCCAGGTACTGTCCGATGCCGCCGGGCAGGTTCGTCAGCCGGCCGTCGCCGAACAGTGCCCAGGTCGAATCGCAGATCCGCTCGACGAGGTAGCGGTCGTGGGAGATGACGACGAGGGTGCCGGCCCAGCCGTCGAGCAGGCTCTCCAGTTCCTGGAGGGTGTCGATGTCCAGGTCGTTGGTCGGCTCATCGAGCAGCAGGACGTTGGGTTCGGCCATGAGGACCCGGGTCAGCTGCAGCCGGCGGCGCTCGCCGCCGGACAGGTCGCGGATCGGGGTGCGCTGCCGTTTCGGCGCGAAACCGAGCCGTTCGGCCAGTTGGGAGGCCGTCAGTTCCTGGTCGCCGATCGTCACCCGGGTCGCGACGTCCTCGACCGCGTCGAGGAGGCGACGGTCGGGGTCGAGGTCCTCGAGTTCCTGGCGCAGCCAGCCGATCTGCACGGTCTTTCCCTCGGTGCGGCGCCCGGCGGCCAGCGGGTATTCCCCGGCCAGGACGCGCATCAGGGTGGTCTTGCCCGAGCCGTTGACGCCGACCAGGCCGATCCGGTCACCCGGGCCGATGCGCCAGGTCAGGCCCTCGACGAGCCGGCGTTCCTCGGGCGGCGGCGTGGTGACGGTGGCGTCCTCGAGTTCGATGACCTTCTTGCCGAGGCGTTTCGTGGCGAAGCGGACGAGTTCGACGGTGTCCCGCGGGGCCGGGACATTCCGGATGAGTGCTTCGGCGGCCT